GTGGTGCCAGCTGGGCAGGTTTTGAGTTTTATAAAGATTATATGGATATGAAAGAGATTGTTCAAAACATTGACGTAGACGCTATTGAAGCTCGAAATCAAGTTATTGAAACCAAACTAGATAATGCCATAGAATATACACGAGACATTAAATCTGGCCTACGGGATGATATTCTTAGTATTGAGAAACAAGCAGACCGCGTAGAAGATAAAGCTCGTAACATGGAAGAAAAAGTAAGAGACATGATCGACAAAGCAAGTGAACGTTTTGAAACAAGACGAGATTCTTTAATGTCAGACAACGCTAGAGACTTAAAAGAACTAGAAAAACGATTTAGCGATAAGTTACAAAAAGCACTCGATAATCCGCTTGCAGACTAACCTGAGAAAAATATCTCTTGACAATATAACCCTAACTTAGTATAATACGAAACATGACAAAAGAACTCACTACAATTTCACCTGAAGGACTGGAAATAGCAAACAGTTATTTACAGTTCGGTAACATACGCGGAGTGTGTGAGTATCTTCAAGTACCAGAAACACAGGTAGTAGAAGTACTAAATAAGCGTGAAGTAAAAAAGTATATTGATACTGTTTACTTAGACTTAGGATACCGTAATAAGAATAACATTGGGTCTTTACTAGATAATATGATTGCTGCTAAATTAGAAGAAGCAGAAGAATCAGGCGTATACTCTAGCAAGGATCTAGCTGACTTATTGCAAATGGCTCATAAAATGCGTATGGATGAAATCAAGGCGCAAGCAGACTTAGCAAAAGCCGAAAGCGGCAATATCAAAAACCAAACTAATGTACAGATTAATGAAGCTGTTCCGTTTGGTCAAGGTAATTATGGTAAGCTGATGGAGAAACTTCTTAAAGATGGAAACGAATGAAAAAGTAGCAGGTCTTGAGAAGGGTCTCTATGCTCACGAAATACAATGCGAAGAACGTTGGAAAACTTGTTTTCAACGTTTAGAAGACGTTGAGACGTCTCTTAATAGAATAGAGACTCGTATGGTTAGTATAGGCGGAACAGTTATTATGTTCCTGGCGGGGGTCATTATTACACTGATCACCCAATTGGGGTAAACTATGCACTGTGGAACTAAAGCAAAAAAGCGCAAAAAGAAAAAAGGCGGTAAAAAACGTAGAGGTTACTAATGAGATATAAAACTAAAAAAGCAGCAAAAGCTGCAGCGAAACGTTTAGGTCTCAAAGGTATTCACTCTCACGGTCGTGGAAAAGCAAAAATTTATATGGCAGGTAGTACGCATAAAGCATATGAAAATGCAAAGAAGCGCAGGAGAAAATAATGGAAGTTTATGTAAAAAGAGGTCGATGGGTTGTAGATGGCCCACACGGCAGGTCTAAGTTTGCAACTAAAGCCGAAGCTGAGGCTTTCGCAGGGCTGGCAGAGCCAGCAGAGATAAAAGATGCCGAGGAAAAAAGCAACGAAATCGAAGAGACGAGTAGCGAAGAAAAAGCCAGTACCGACAAACAAAAAACTGTACGCATCAGTAAAAGCTACAGTAAAAAGAAAGTTTAAAGTATATCCTTCAGCATATGCCAATGCTTTTCTAGTAAAAGAATACAAACGCCGAGGCGGTAAGTATCGAATGGGGAGAAAGTAATGCCTAAACCTCGTACTAGTGGACTAACAAAATGGTTCAAGGAAAAATGGGTTGATATATCTCGTCCTAAAAAGGGCGGAGGCTTTCATAAATGCGGCAGAAAACAAGCAAAAAGTAGTAAGTATCCTAAGTGTGTACCAGCAGCTAAAGCTGCTCGTATGACCCCCGCTCAACGAAAGTCAGCTATTAGTAGGAAAAGAAAAGCAGGCAATCCTGGAGGCAAGCCACGTAATGTTAGTACTTACGTGAAGAGGAGAAAAGGCAGTGGCAGTAAAAAGAAAAAAAGGTAAGAAAAAAGATCCTCGCTTAGCAAGAGCAAAAGTTAAAGGTTATAACAAACCTAAACGTACTCCAGGCCACGCTAAAAAATCACACATTGTTGTGGCAAAAGTAGGTAATAAGATTAAGACTATTCGCTTCGGCCAGCAGGGAGCTAAAACGGCAGGGAAGCCGAAGGCTGGAGAGTCTGATAGAATGAAAAAGAAACGTGCGTCGTTCAAAGCAAGACACGCAAAGAATATAGCTAAAGGCAAAATGTCGGCAGCATATTGGGCGGATAAAGTAAAATGGTAGAAGACACTAATTATCATCCAGCAGACACAAATGGCGATGGTAGCGTATCAAAAGAAGAAGAGGCATTATATCTCGAATTTAAACGTAAAGAACTAGAAGATGCAGATGCTATGCGAGATGCACAGCGTAATATGACATGGTTCGCACTAGGAGGTTTATTACTATATCCTTTTGCAGTTGTACTCGCATCACTAGCTGGCTTAGATCAAGCCCAGGATACCTTAGGGGATATGGCACCTACATATTTTGTAGCCGTTGCCGGTATAGTTGCAGCCTTTTTTGGTACACAAGCAATGAAAGGTAAAAAATAATGGAAACAATACTAGATTTAGCAGTAACATTTTGGCAATGGACAATAGTAATTGCAGTAATTGCAGTTAGCTACTTAATTAATAAACTAGATAAACCAGATCTAAAGCGTATTAATTTTGAGTATACTACTATGCCTAAAATGCAACCGCTTCCGATTAAAACAGCAAGTAAAGGTTTTTGGGGCGCCATATTAATGTGGCTTACTGGTACACGTCAGTGGGTAATTACAGAAGATTTCCACTACTGGATTGATAATCAAGCATACAAAATCCCTGCGGGTTTTCAATTTGATGGAGCTTCGGTTCCTAAGTTCTTAGCAACTTTCCTATCTCCAGTAGGGGTTTTATTAATGGGTGGTTTAGTACACGATTACGGTTATAAGTACGCTACTCTTATGAAAAAAGACGGTAGTAATATTGGTTATCGTGATCAAAAACACATGGATGGTCTTTTTCGAGACATCTGTATTGAAGTAAACGGCTTCTATGCCCTTAACTACTTAGCATATTGGGCACTTCGCCTAGCAGGTTTTGTAGCATGGAACGGACATAAAAAGAGAGGTACACAACTTGAAGTATCTAAGTAAGCTACTAAAACAACGTACATCTTGGGATGGAATTGTACTTATCGGAGTTTGCGGTTCAGTAATCCTACTCGGAGGCTTAGCAAAACTTCTAGCATGGGTAGGTTTAGGCTATGGCATTTGGACACTAATAAAAGAAGAAGATTAATATGGCAGTTGAAGTAAGCCGAAAAGACATACTTTCGGAAGAGTTAGTTGATTATAGATCTGAGACAAGGTTTCTAAAACTCCCGGTTGATCCTTATTTGGATTTACTGAACATCACACCGTTGCCTTCGCAGATAGCAATTATTAATGCGATTAACAACCCTAAATATCGTTTTGTCTCTGCCGCCGTCTCCCGTCGGCAAGGCAAAACGTACATAGCCAACATTATAGGACAGCTCGTGTCTTTAGTGCCCGGCTCCAATATTTTAATCATGTCTCCTAACTACTCCTTGTCTCAGATCTCTTTTGATTTGCAAAGAAACTTGATTAAGCATTTTGACCTAGAAGTTACAAAAGATAATGCAAAAGACAAAGTGATTGAAATTTCAAACGGTTCCGCAGTAAGAATGGGTTCAGTTAACCAAGTAGATTCTTGTGTAGGTCGCTCCTATGATCTTATTATATTTGATGAAGCCGCACTAGCAGATGGTAAGGATGCCTTCAATGTCGCACTACGACCAACACTCGATAAAGACAATTCTAAAGCTATATTCATTTCCACTCCTCGTGGGAGGAATAACTGGTTTTCTGAGTTTTTCTATAGAGGATTCTCAGATGAGTTCCCTGAATGGTGTAGCATACGAGCTACTTATAAAGACAACCCAAGAATGAGCGAAACCGATATAGCAGAAGCACGTAAGTCTATGTCGGAAGCAGAGTTTAGACAAGAGTACGAGGCTGATTTTAATACTTATGAAGGACAGATCTGGAAATTCAACTTTGAAACTCAAGTTAAAGACTTCTCTCAACTTGATACTAGTAAAATGGATGTCTTCGCGGGGTTGGATGTCGGTTACAAAGACCCGACAGCAATGTGCGTTATTGCGTATGATTGGGATACAGAACAATACTATTTGGTGGACGAATACTTCGATGCTGAGAGAACTACTGAACAGCACGCTGCCGAAATCCAGAAGCTCATTGACCGCTGGGATATTGATTTCATTTATATTGATTCAGCCGCTCAACAAACACGCTTTGATTTCGCGCAGAACTACGATATTTCCACCATCAACGCTAAGAAGTCCGTACTTGACGGAATTGGACATGTATCAGGAATTATCGAGAACGACACACTGTTTGTTGATCAAGAAGCACAACAATCTTTATCCTGCCTTGATGCATATCAGTGGGACCCAAATCCAAATCTAATGAAAGAAAAACCTAAACACAACATGGCGTCTCACATGGCAGATGCGTTGCGCTACGGATTATACTCATTTCAAATCTCAAATGTATCCTTTTAATGATACCAGCTTAAAAATAGTTATTGACAAGTTAGCTTAAACTAGATATAATTCTTTAAATGAAAAATAAAGGAACCAGAGGAAAATGCCTAAGTTAAAACGTGACATTGTAAAGTATGTACGAGATAAGGCAAAATCCAAGTATGAGAAGGGTTCCTCTTGCGAGATTTGTGGTGCAACAGAGCAGTTAGACTTTCACCACTTTTACAGTCTCACACCATTGTTAAACAAATGGATAAAAGATAACAATCACAATCCCGAGTACATTCAAGCACTTCGGGATGATTTTATAGAAGAGCATCATGCTGAGCTATATGAACACACATCTACTTTGTGTCATACTCATCATTTGAAACTTCATTCAATTTACGGTAAAGATCCAGCACTGACTACAGCTACAAAGCAGATGCGTTGGGTAAAGATTCAAAGAGAAAAACATGGCTTGGTATAATCCTTTTAGTAAAAAACCTGTCGAAGAGAAGTTGAATCCTGCTCAACAATATATGGGCAATGAGACAGCGGGTTCTAGAGAGCCGGTATTTAGCTATGAAAAGTACTATGAAGAATTAGAAATTGTAAATCGTGGTGTAAATATGCTCGTAGATGACGTTGCAGCAATACCAACGATTGTACAAAGAGATTATAAGAATGACGGAGTTGTTAAAGGTGTAAAAAGAGCTAGGGTTGAAAACTTACTTAATCATCAACCAAACCCTTATCAAGATGTTAGCTCCTTCCGAAGAAACCTTATTACAGACTATCTACTAGATGGAAATATCTTTATTTACTTTGACGGTGCACATATGTACCACCTTCCTGCGGATAAAGTTACTATTCATGCAGATAAAAAGACTTACGTTGAGAAGTACACATATCAGGACATTGATTATTTACCGCAAGAAATTATTCATGTAAAAGAAAATTCGTTTCACTCCCTATACAGAGGAGTTTCACGATTAAGACCTGCAGTTCGCACAATGAGACTTATATATCAAATGCGAAACTTTCAGGATAACTTTTTTCAGAACGGAGCAGTTCCAGGACTTGTACTTAAATCTCCTAACACTCTTTCTGAAAAAATTAAAGAACGTATGATGGTATCGTGGCAGTCACGTTATCGTCCTGATACTGGCGGACGTAGACCGTTAATTTTAGATGGCGGTTTAGAAGTAGACAGTATTTCAGATACTAATTTTAAAGATTTAGATTTTCAAAACTCCATATTAGAGAACGAAAAGGTTATTTTGAAATCACTAGGTATACCCCCTATCTTATTGGACTCAGGAAACAATGCAAACTTGAGACCAAATATGAGATTATACTACTTAGAAGCAGTTTTACCTATAGTACAAAAACTAAACCACTCTATTGAGAGATACTTTGGTTTTGGTATTAAAGAAGATATTACAGACATCCCAGCACTTCAACCAGAATTGAGAGATGCAGCTTCTTACTATTCTTCTTTAGTAAATGGTGGGATTATTAGCCCGAATGAAGCAAGAGAGTCGTTGGGTTATGACCCTAGAGAAGAGGCAGAAGATATACGCGTACCTGCAAACATTGCCGGTTCAGCAGCAAATCCAGAAGAGGGCGGACGCCCGGTAGAGGAAGAGGAAGAATGATTACACCTACGAGAAAAAGAAAAATACGACAAGAAGTAGCAATGCTTTTAGCGGAACACGGACTGGATAAAATTACAGATGCAAAAACTCTGTTACATTATCCAATGGAGCATATGAGTACTCATGCTACTTTTAAGAAAATATTTAAAAACTGGGGGAGCTTGGTAGCATCTCTAAAAGTATCTCACCCAGATTTAATGGAGATGGCAGAAAGTAAAGCAAAGCCAGCTCCAAAAGCTACACCAAAGCCAAAAGCTACACCAAAGCCAAAAGCTGCGGCTAAGCCTGCTGCGAAATCAGCAGTTAAGAAAGGAAAATAGTTATGAATAAACTATTTAATTTAACCTCTACTTTTAAAGCTGCGGAAGCAGATGATGGATCAGTAATGATTCGTGGTATGGCAAGTACAGCTGATTTTGATCGCGCGGGTGACTCAATCTCTGCTGAGGCTTGGACAAAAGGTGGACTTGCAAATTTTGAAAAAAATCCAATTATCTTATTTAATCACGATTATGATAAGCCAATTGGTAGAGCCACAGGTCTGAAAGCTGGACCAAATGGACTAGAGTTAGAATGTAAGATTAGTAAGGCGGCGCCTGCTAATGTTGCACAACTTGTTAAAGACGGTGTTCTTGGAGCCTTTTCTGTTGGTTTTCGAGTCAAGGACGCTGATTACTTAAAGGAAACCGACGGACTAATGATTAAGGACGCTGAGCTGTTTGAGGTATCGGTAGTATCTGTACCATGCAATCAATCAGCTACTTTTTCGCTCGCGAAGTCATTTGACTCTGATGAAGAGTATAATGAATTCAAAAAAACTTTCACAAATCGTGTAGATCTAGCCGGTCAGTCTCTGGCTAAGGACGAAGATACTTCTTCAAATATAGCTAGTGACCACACACCGAAAAGCGCGGATGATATATCCGCAGATCAGGAGATCAAGATGGATAATAAAGACATCGACTTGGAAGCTTTCGCAAAACAAGTAGCAGAAGATACTGCTGCTAAGATTGCTATGAAGCAAGCCGAGCAAAAAGCAGCTGAAGAAGCACAAGCTAAAGCAGCTCAAGAAGCATCTGAAGCGAAAGCTTTAGAAGCAGAATCAATTAAAAGTGTAGTAAACTCTGGTGTTGAATCAGGTGTTGAAAAACTTATGGCAGACGTTGAAGCAAAAATGTCTGAAAAAGACGCATCTCTAACAGAAGTTATGGAAACTTTCCGTAGCGAACTTGAAGAGAAGAAAGCAGAAATCAAAGCGATGCAGGAAAGCAAAAAATCTTTCTCAGATCGTTCAGAAAAAGCTGACTTAAGTAAGTTCGGTAAAGACTTCTTGAATGCTCGCATTCTTGGCGCTATTACTGGTAAAGGTTATGATACTGATTTCGGTCGTAGCATCATGGAAAAAACAGGTGCTGTTGCTGAGAATGTAGGTAGCTTAAACACTGTTGTTTCTCAGCAGTTTATTGACGAAGTAGGTTATGCTCAGCAGTTGGGTGGTTTGTTCCCAGAGCTTGCTGTAACTTCTGCAAAAACTACTTTGCCAATCACTAGAACTCCTAAAGAAGCAACTTTTGGAACTGGTGGTCTAACCGACACTAATCAACTAGTAAACGCTGGCGATACTGCAGCAAGTGGCCAAGGCTATGACGTAGAAGACGTTACAGTATCAGCTTTCCGTTTGATCGCAGGTACTTATGTTCTTAACGATACTGATGAGCAACTTGTTGTATCATTACTACCTCAGATTACTAAGCAGCTTGCTAAGGCTCACGCATCAGCGGTTGATAAGTCAATTCTTTATGGCGCAGCTGGTTACAGCTCTCACGGTCTAGTGGGTACTGCTGGTGCTCAGAACTCAGGTTCTGCTATCGCAGCAGATGGCGGGTCTACCTCAACAGCTACATTTGATGCTGCGAACAATGCGGGTAACGCATACCCAACTCCGGTTCAGTTAGCAGGTCTACGTTCAGGTATGGGTGCATATGGTCAGGACACTAATGACTTGGCTATTATTATTGCTCCAGATGCTTACTACAGCATCATTCACACAGACGGCTTCACTGATATCTCAGAAGTTGGTAGTGATTTCGCTACTAAACTAACTGGTGAAGTGGGTAGCATCTTCGGCGTTAAAGTTATCGTTTCTGATCGCTTAGTGTCTAAAGCTGCAAGCGGCATTGCTGGTATTATGGTTAATACTTCTAACTTTGTACGTCCACGTCTTGGTGGTGTAAACTTCGAGACTGAGTACTCAGTTCTTAACCAACGCACTAACCTTGTTGCAAGTCAATCAGTTGGCTTCAACCGTCTAGTTAGCGCAAATGCTTCGGCACAGCGTTTGATGTACCCAGACAACTCTTAATAGTAGTAATACTTTTAAACTTCGGGGAGGTTCGCCTCCCCCAAGTTTTTACTAATGGACTTATAGAATTATGGCAAATTTAATAACACTTGCAGACTACAAAGACTCAGAGAATATTCAGAAAACTACTGATGATACTCGTCTGACAGCTTTGGTAACTTCCGTGAGTCAATTAGTAAAAACTTATTGTGGAAATAGTATAGTAGATTATTATAGCTCCGCTAAAGCGGAAGAGTTTACAATTAACTGGGGCACTAACCTTGTTCAGCTTACAGAAAGCCCTGCAAATGCTATCACTACTGTACAGTATAGAGATAGCTATAGTGCTTCCTACAAAACTCTCCCTGCAACAGAGTGGTTCCTAGATAAATCAACCGATACTGTTTACAGAGTGAATAAAAGTGGCACAGCAGTGAATTGGCCTACCGGCCCAGGATCTGTAAAAATCACTTATACAGCAGGATATGAAAATTGTCCTGAAGATTTAAAACTAGCGGTTATTGATTTGATTACTTACTATCATAAAGATGAGCACAAAGCTCGTCAAACAATAGCAGGTGCAAGCATTCAGAATAATGCTTCTTCAAGTCAAAGAGATAACGTAGCGTTCCCTGACCATATTAAAAGAGTCTTGGATTTATATAAAAACTTCTAATGAGTACTCAGAGTCTACTAAGGTTTTTAGAAGAATTGAATAAAGACCTATCGGCACCTGATATAGCCCAAGAGAAGAGATTAGAGTATAACTTAAATACTCATACTTTTGGATATGAAGAAGAAGTTTTTATACTGGAAATGTTAAAAGAGTTACGTACTCGTGGTATAAGAATAAGCAAGAAAAGATCAGATAACTTAGTAAGACTGGCAAATATTTTTACAAAAGAATTATATAAAGAGTTATCCGCCTTAAACGAAAAAGCAAAAACAAAAAGCGGTATAACCAGACTATCGGGCAATGATAAAAATTTTAGTTTTGTATTCACAACAGATATACGAACTGGAAAATGTCCAAATAATTGGGCTCAAGGACAAGCAGACGTTTTTGATAAAATAAAGCAAGTCTATGGAGAGTCTTATAGAAGATTCTTTTTTGGTGTAAGAGATATATTTGCAAAAGGGACAAAAGGCAGAGAAAAGTTTGACCTATCTTTTAAACGGGGTCAAAGACTGTCAAAAGGTCAAATGGGACAATCCGGTCACGCAGAGGGTGAAGGTATTGTTGAAACAATGACCAGGGAGTTTTTCGATAAACACGCAAATTTAGTGTTTAATAAAAATAACCCAAAAGAACAATTAATAGAGGCACAGCTACTGAGTGACTTACAAAAACTGGGAATTGATTTAAGTTTTATGAGAAATACTAATGATAAAACTTTTTCAATCTCTCTTATCGGTAGAGGGGGCAATGATTTTGACGGTAAGGCAATAAGAGCACAAGTAGCAGCAGCTAAAAAGAGAATGGATGAACTAATCAATAACCCTGAAATGATTAAGTTTATGGCAGAAGATTTACAAGGATCAGATAGTTTTTCTACAATACAACGAAAAGAGTTAGCTAAAAAAGCAACTGATCCATTTAAGAAAGTTAAAAAAGCTAGAGTTAAAACTCAAAATACAAAAATTAAACACAGTAAGAAAACTGTAACTAAGAAGAATAAAAGTTCTGGACAATCAGCAGGAAGAAGGAAGCAAGCAGTAAAAGTAGCAGGAGTAGCTGGATTAAAAAGACGAAAACAAAAAGAGTCTATAGCTTCTCAACCCTTACAACTACTAACTATGTTAAACCAGAGATTACCAGAAACAGTAAGAAAAAATATGAAGTCTCCCGGACTTGTAAATAGATCAGGAAGATTCGCAGATAGTGTAGAAGTTGTAGATGTAACTCAGACTCCTAAAGGATTTCCAAGTTTTGGATATACTTATAGAAAGAACCCTTATCAAGTGTTTGAAGAGGGAGCAGGAAAAGAGCCTTGGGCAGATGGAAACAGAGATCCAAGAGAGTTAATTGATAGATCTATACGAGAAGTAGCCAAAGATATGGCAATAGGCAGATTCTTTACTAGGAGAATATAATGGCAACAAGAGACTATACAACACGACGTTTAGGTATTGTAAATGGTCTTGTTGACAAGCTAAAAACAATTAATGGGGCAGGACACTTTTTAACAGATTTAAATGAAAATGTCTCTCCTCGTTTAAAATTTTGGGATGAAGTGGAGGAGTTTCCCGCCGTTCACCTAAATGCAGGTTCCGAAACCAGAGAATATCAGGGTGGAGGATATAAGGATAGATTCCTTTCAGTAACTCTTCGTTGTTATGTACAGGACGAAGACTCTGTACTAGCTCTCGATGAGCTACTAGAAGATGTAGAGACTGTATTGGAAGATAATTCGAGATTAGCGTATACGGATCGTACTGGTACGACCCAATACACTCAACAAATCACAGTTGTTGGTATTGATACTGACGAAGGTGTACTAGAACCTTTAGGCGTAGGTGAGATGACAATAGAGGTTCGATACTAGAAAATACTGGCACGAACAAAAGTTCACGTCCAAGTCTTTTCAAGATACATAGGAGATAAACTATGGCAAATTCTTTACATTTAAGTCGCGAGGTAGAGGTCTATGTTAAGTACGATACGGATTATTGGAAAGTTCCTGTACTTGACGGCTTCAGCTTCTCGCAATCAACAAATACAGCAGAGGTAGCTGTTAAAGAGATGGCAAACGGTAGTAATGCTAGCCGTCGTGGTCGTTTAATGTTTAACGATTCTATGGCTCCTGCAGAGTGGAGTTTCTCTACTTATGCTAGACCTTTCAAAAGAGTTGTTAGTGAGACTGACGAGCATCACATGATTGAAGAAGTTATGTGGGCTATGCTTAACCAAACACCTCATACTGCTTATAATAGTACTAGTAACAAATTTACCCAAGCCGATTCTATCGAGCAAGGTGATGCCGGTGCTAAAGTTAAGTTTAACAAATCAAACGTACTAACTGCTCCTTCAGCTACAATCTGGTTTAAATTCCCGGGTAATGATGCTGCTGATGGCGGTAATACCGATATTTGGTATGAGCTTGGTGATGCTACTGTTAATGAGTGTGCTGCTGAGTTTGATATTGATGGTATTACTACTCTTAACTGGTCAGGTTCTGCAAAATCATTAAGTGAAGCCGCAGGCAGTACTGTTACTGCTATCGGTAGTGCAACAATGGAAGTCACTGATGCTGAGATTCAAAATACCGGTAGCTTTATTCGTAACCGTTTGACCCAGCTTACTGTAGCTTCAGCGATGGGCGGAGATATTGCAGCATCTTATAATCTAGTACTTACAGGTGGAAGCATTACTATTACTAATAACGTAGAATATGTAACTCCTGCCAGCTTAGGTCAAGTTAATAAGCCTTTAGGACACACTCTTGGAGGTCGTACTGTATCAGGTAGCTTTACTTGTTACTTAGATCATAACACAGCCTCAAGTGCTGATCTTATTGAAGATCTACTTGGTTCGCAAGGTGCAGTTAAGAATAAATTTGCTCTACTATTCCAAGTAGGCGGGGCATCATCTACTCCACGAGTAGAGTTTGATATGAACCAATGTCACTTAGAAGTTCCTTCTCATAATGTTGAAGATGTTGTAGGTGTTGAAGTTAACTTCCACGCACTACCAACAGATATCGGCGCTACTGACGAGTTAGAAGTTCTATATGTAGGTGCATAACATACTGAAAAATATTTCTTGACATTTATGGTCCTTTGCACTATAATATGAGATAGAAAAAGTTAAGAAAGGGGTCTTTTTCAGACCCCTTTTTTATTATCTGGAGATTTATGGCTAATTATAACATTAAACAGGAAGCCAAAGTATATTTGGTAGTAAGCGGCACCAAATATAAGTTGGAGGTTGGGCCTGATCTGTCATTTAGTCAAACATTTACAGATAAGCCGAAAGCTGTTAAAACGTTGCATGCACAGAATGATTTTTTTGATAGATCAACAATCAAAAAAGCTAATCCTGCAAACTTTAAATTTTCGGTATTTTTTTACGAAGATAATACTTCATATAATACAACAGCAATAGTACATGATAAATTAATTAGCTGTGGAGTATTTGATTTGTATATATCAACTGAGCTTGATAGGTTTTATCTGAAAGATTGTGTTATTGCAAATGGGACGTACGGGATTGAGCGATCCAAACCCCTGAGCTTAACAGTTTCTGGAACCGCCTCAAAGCTCTCCAGGGTAACAAGTACCATCACATCTGATGCACTTATCCCTGGGTCTAGTGCAAGCGTCAATTCTAATAGAAAGATATTGATGAATGAGCAGGTATTGGTACAGTTAGGTGGTAATAATTTGGATATCTCAACTGAGATAGTTGCTATAAAGGCAGAATTACAAAACAGTATAAGATGGACAGAAAATGCAACAATAGATGATGCCATAAATGTTATCGGTGCTTCTACAGCAATCTTCCCTAAAAAATTTACTGTTAGTAAAAAGTCTTTGGCAGGAAACATTACACGATATTTGTGCGATACCAACAATCAGCAATTATATCAGTTTAACGAGTCCATTTCTCTCCGAATAAGAGTAGGAGAAGTTATAAATGGATCTTTTCATGGAGTAGATATTGATATGCCGACCAGCTCATTTACAAATCGATCAGCAGTTAGCGATGTATTTTTACAAAATTATGAGTGGAGAAATACTAGCAATCAGGCGCTATCTACAACTATCACATACAATAAATAACGTTAGGAGTTACAATGGAACTTAAGAAGTTAATGATCGACACTAAGTCGGTTTGGATTGATTTTCCTGGTCTATCAGGATTTTCAATAGAAGTAGCAAATCTTTCACGAAAAGAGCTAACCTCTTTAAGAAAGAAATGCACAGGTCAGAAATTTGACAGAAAAACAAGACAGGTAATGGAGTCTTTGGATGAAGATAAATTTATCAATGAATTCACCAAAGCAGTGGTAAAAGGTTGGAAAGGGTTAACCTTAGAATATCTAGAAACTTTACTACTTATTGATATGGGCGAAAAAGACCCTTCAGAAGAATTAGAATACACACCAGAAAATGCAGAAGTATTAGTAAGCTCTTCAACAGAGTTTGATACTTGGCTAAACGAGGTGGTATTCGACCTTGATAACTTTCGTACAGGAACAAAAGGAAGCCCTGCTGGAAAGACTGGAAAAGTACTTCAAGAATAGTGAAGCCAAAATGACGAGAGATAAATATCTCTCTATGTGTGAACAACTCGGAAGAGAACCTGATCCAAAGGAGTGCCCTCCAGATCTTGAAGATTTTCCGGAATTAGTTATAAATGCAATGAATACTTTTAATATGTTAGGGGATAGAGTGTATCCTGAGATTGGTTTTATAGGGAAAGACTATACTAATCTAAAACATTTTATAGAGATATACGATATAGCAGATACTGAATTATTCTTAGAAATTATGACTTATTTAGAGTCAAGAGCTGTCAAACACTCTCAAGAAGCAATCAAAAGGGAGAGAGATAAGCTAAAGAGAAAAAAATAGTGGCAAATAATACAGTTACTCTTACGTTTAAGGTTACGGAAGACGGCAAGTTAAAGCAGATTAGTCAGGATGCAGAAAAAGCAGCAGCAAGTACTAAAAAAGCTGGAGCAGCTGCAGATAGCTATAATCGTAAACAAAAAGGTGTGGCAGGAGCCACGTCTAACAGTACTAAAGCTTTCTCTAAGATGCAACAAAATCTTGGGGGAAGCAATGGTCTGGTAGCTGCTTATGCCGGTCTTGCCGCTAACATATTCGCATTAACAGCAGGCTTCGGAGCCCTTTCCAGAGCCGCACGTGCAAATCAGCTAGAATCAGGACTTTTAGCTATGGGTCAGGCTACTGGTGTAGCCATGCACTCCCTTTCACGAGGACTAGTAGAAGCTACAGGGAACGCAATCAGTCTAGAAGAGGCGATGCGTTCTGTAGCTCTTATTACTAGCGCAGGTATTGATCCTAGCGCTATTGATCGTTTTGGTCAAGTTGCTAAGAAAGCCGCAACCGCACTTGGACGAGATGTACAAGATTCTATAAACCGCCTCACTCGAGGTGTCACAAAACTAGAACCAGAGCTCTTGGATGAATTGGGTATCATGGTTCGGCTCGATGAAGCCTCAAAAACCTATGCAGACAGTATAGGTAAAACTGCGAGCGAGCTTACAAACTTTGAAAAACGTCAAGCATTCTTAAACGCTACTCTTGCCGAAGGTGAGGCAAAATTTGGTGCGCTTGGAGATGTTGATGTAAATCCGTATGACAAACTAGCAGCTGCCTTGCAAAACCTAGCAAAAAGTGGTATAGGTGGTATTGCAGAAGGTCTTGCAGGGATAGTAGGATACCTTTCAGAAAAACCAACAGCATTATTAGGTATTATAGCTGCATTTGGTTCAACAATATCTCAAGTAGTTTTAGGTAGTCTTGGCGAAATGACAACCAAAACACATTCTTTAGCAAAAGCTACTCAGGCACAAAATAAAGCAAGACTTAGTCAATTAACAGGATTAAATCGTTCTTCTAAAAGTCTTGATAATGTTGTTAAGTCAATGGACGATAATAGTGTTTCAAGTAGGGAATATAGAGAAGCATTAGACGGTCAGGCTCGTTCCCAAAAAGTAAACTTAGGACTACTTAATAAAAGAAAAAACCAAGAAAAAGTTTTAGCAAAAGTAAGCAAGACTAGTGGGCAAGAAGTAAAACTACAAGGAATCAGCCAGCAACAATATAATCAAAGAATAGCAACATCTAATAACATTATTAAAAGACTTAACCAGTCTCAAATACAAGGAAGAAAGTCAGCTGCGGGTTTTGCACAATCTAAAGCTATCGCCGCAATACAAGAAGGAAAGTTTGGTGTAGCACTTAAAAATACAAGACGTATGTTAAGATTCCAAATGGCGGCTCTTGTACAAACTTCAGCTACAACAAAAGGATATACTAGAGCCACTCAGATGGCGAGTATTGCTATACAAGGTCTAAGCATGGCAGCTAAGACCGCAGGTGCAGCAATAATGAGAATGATGGGTATTGTGGGCATGGCTCTCCTGGCATTCCAAATGTTAGCAGACGGCGTTAAATTTCTTATCAACTTGTTTAAGTCGGACGCACAAAAACAGTATGAAGAAAAATCAAAAGCATTGGCAGAGGTTCAAAAAGAGCTTGCAGGTAATTTAACGGAAGTTGATGCAGCTTTTCAAGGTCAAGCAGGTAAGATAATTGGAATGAGCGGAGCATACACTGCTTTATCTAATACACTATCTACTTTTGTAGGCAAGTATAATGAATTAGATGCCGCAGGTAAAAGAAACGGCAATACTATTGATGATCAAGTAGATGCTTTAGATGGTTTTATTGCAAAAAGCTCTGTTTTGAAAAATGCCATGCAAGAAGAGCTTGGAGCTACAACGATTGCAGGACTTGCAAAAGACAAATATAGTGGGGATACGAGAAGAGCAAAAATTGCTGTAGACCAGTTTATAAACTCACAACTCAATGTAGCAAAAACTATGAGAAGTATTGCTGAAACTGCAAAAGCAGGACAAGAAGCTATTGCAGACTTTATAAATGCTGGTAGAATAAAAACAAGTGTAGATGAAGTACTGGGATCTTTGAAAAATTTAAATAGTGAATTATTCACTGTAGGTGCAGATGGTGTCACCGTTGAAATAATTCCTACAGTCAAAGAAGAGGGAAATCTCGGTGCAATTTTATCAGAAAGCTTAAATGCAGACCAAGCTAGAATATTTGATGTTTCAAAAGAGCATCGTGAATTAAAAGCTATAGAAAAAGCAAACAAAGATACACAAAATAAGATTGCCGAGCTAACAGAAAGAAAAGCAGGACTAAGTGGCAGATCCGAGGGAAAAAACAAAAAGAGAATAGACGCATCGATTGCTATTTTGAAAGCTGAAATGAAAGCAGGTAAAGAACAACAAGATGTTATTGCCGAAGCCATGCTTCCTCAACTAAAAACAGCCCAGGATTTGTTTGCCCTTGAACAGCAAAGACAGGTTGATAAAAAACATCTTTTAGAGATGGCAAAAGAAGAAACCCAGCTTCAAAAAGCACTTGCTGCAAATACTCAGGTGTCTGCACAGGCACAGATAAATGCTCACAATGCTCAAAAAGCAGCACAAATGGAATTGAATAGTAATCAAATTAGATTCAATAATAAAATTATTTCAGGATTAGATGCTGAAAAACTTGGACGAAAGCTGTCAGTAGACGAAGCAAAACAGTTACAGACCTTACAAAATCAAAATGCAGTCTTAACCATGCAAAACACAAGACTGGAAGCAGAAAAAACGGATGAATTAGAAGCTCAAGTACAGCTTAAAAAGACAGTACTAGCTGCTGTTCAAGAAAATGCTAAAGCAGAAAAAGCTGTTCTTGACAATCTTAAAAAGCAAATTTCAGAAGCTAAAAAGTTTCAGAAAGTTACTGAAAGCATTGCTAAGTTGGAGATGCGAGCAGCGAATAGAGCTTCAGGACAAGCCAGTGGCCTGACTCCTTCCCAGATAGCCTCTATAAAACTTGACAAAGACTCTAGAGCTCGTAGAATAACAATAATACAACAAGAATATAATTCTAAAGTTGCAGGTGCAACTATAGAAAGGGCAGTTACAAAAGCTCGCATGGCGGTACTTAAAGCAGAGATTGATTTAATCAATCAGAAAAGAAAGGATGCCGGAGAAAAGCAGATAGATACTACAGAGCTAGATGCTGTTATAAACAGTCTCAATAACGAAAGTGGTGTATATGAGCAAGCAATGCGTAATGCTCTACTAACGAAAAAAGAACAGCTACTTATTTTAAATGAAGAAGCAGCAACTTTAGATGTTCAAAAATTAAGAACAGTAGAGCTAGAGCAAATTGATCAAAAAAGGTTGGAGCATGCAAAATCTATTCTTGGACTTCAAAAAGGCGTCTTTGGAGAAATGTCAAAGCAGTCAGACATAACAGATAAGCTAGCTACTCTTCGCAATACAGGCGCTGATGGACAGCCTAAGAGCTTAGTGCAAGCAGAAAAGAATGCAGAAGAAAGCAGACAACGTAGAGAACAGTTAGCTAAGATGGAGTATAACTTAAAAGTTGCAACAGTTAAAGCGGAAGAGGCTTTAATGCAGGCTAAGTTTGATCTATTAAAAGCAGAGATGGCAGCTTCAGGCGGGGGTATCGATGCTAACGAAGCAGCCGCTTTAAATGCCGCACAACAGTCACTTAATCTAACAAAGCAAGCAAATGAGATGAAGATTAAGACAGCAAAAATGGAAAAAACTCTTGCTCTGGAAACTGTCAATGCTGAGAGAAGCAATGCCGCAGAGAAAGCTGGAAGGGCTGGAGGTATGAAAGGCCTTCTCGCTAACCTTAGAGGAACAAGAACTGCAGAGGATCAAGATATCGGTAAGGTAGGAACCGGAGCAATAACAGAAGGTGAAAAAATAGTAGCAGATAGTATTAAACAAGGCAGTGCCGATACGAATATGATACTGAAAGCAATCGCAGATAAACTTGGTGCAGAAGTAAGTACTGGAGAAGGAGCTACATCAGTTTCATCTACAGTATCTCCAGGAACTGATGCAACAATCGATACGATTAGTCAAGCAAATCAAGTAGGAAATGCTACGAGCTCAACAGTAGAGAATGGTTTAGGCGGAGATTCTGGAAAAACCATAACCTCAGAAGATAGTGAAGGTAACGGAGTAGATGGGGCAGTAAATAAGCTTAGTACATTAAAAGGTCTTATCTCAGCTACGGCAACTGAGATGGCACTCTTAGGCCCTGAAGGTGAAGGAGCAAGTCAGGTATTGAATGGTGCTTTAGTTATGTCCGAAGCCTTTGATAAAGAAGCTGATTCAATGGAAAGAGCAGGTGCTATGATTTCCGGTCTTTCTTCCATGATGGAAGGCAACTCAAAAATGAAGATTGCCAGAATAGATCAAGAGATTGAAGCCGAAAAACGTAGAGACGGAAAATCAGCAGAAAGTGTTGCTAAACTAAAAGCACTAGAGAAAAAGAAAGAAGCAGAGCAGAGAAAAGCATTTAAGCGTAAGAAAGCTATGCAAATGGCTCAAACTGTAATTAATACCGCTGCGGGTATTATGGAGTATATGTCAGACAAAAATATACCAATGGCTGTAGCAACAGGTATATTAGGTGCGGCTCAATTAGCTATTATTTCGTCACAAAAATATCAAGGAGGTAGTGCTTCTGCTCCTTCAGCAAGTATTCCGGAAAAAGCATCATCAGGAAAAAGAGATGCAAAAGTAGACTTAGCAAGAGGAAATAACGCATCAGGAGAACTAGCATATTCTAGAGGTTCTATGGGTACAGGCTCTGGTGCTACCGACTTTAAACCTGCTTTCACAGGATATAAACATAGAGCAGAAGGAGGACCAACAGGCTTCATAGTAGGTGAACAAGGGCCTGAACTCTTTATGCCACAACAACCAGGAGATATAATCCCTGCAGGACAAACTGAAGATATTACCGCTTCGGCACCTACTAATGTTAGCTTTAATATTAGCGCAGTAGATTCTAGAGGCATGGAAGAGATGTTATTAGAACAACGAGGAAGTATAATAGGAATGATTAAAGAAGCCGCAAACGAGAACGGAGAACTCTTCTTAGAAGACGTTGAGGAGATGACATACTAATGGCTACAATAAGTTTTTTAAATATTTTACCAAATCCCGATTATAAAATTGGGGATGCTGGAGAACTGAATAACTCAGGCGGAGGACAAGGATATAAAAGTGTAAAAGTTACTTCTGAACAGCCTCTTATAAAAAGTCGCACGAATTCGGGAAAACTTTATGCTAGAGCACAGGGCGCACATACTTGGAAAGTATCAATTTCATATAACCCTATGACGAGAGACGAGTTTCAGCCATTACATAGCTTTCTTATGGAACGAAGAGGTCAGATGAAACCTTTCTATATTTCTTTGCCACAGTACAAAGCTCCGAGAAACTCTTCGTTCGCAACTTATGTAGCAGACAGCAATGAGAATAATATGAGTTTACAAGCGGCAGCATCTGCAGGGGTAACTAATATACTAATTGGAGCAAGTGGTTATGCGATAAGTAGCGATGGTACTCCTAAGCCTGGAGATATGTTTACTGTTGATCTAGCTACTCATACAAAAATATATCAGGTTACAAAAGTAGAGACGCCTTCTCTATATGAAACAAACACAACTCCTCCAGGATCAAACCAAGTTAGAATGCATTTTATGCCTCCTCTACAGAAAGCGGTTGCAAACGGAACAGAACTTGTATTTGATGATCCAAAAATGAGAGTAGTACAAAGAAATAATACACAAGAATACAGTCTAAATACAGACAATTTATACAGCTTTTCATTGAGCTTAGAAGAGGCCCAACTATAATGACAATTAGAAAATTATCCAGCGACAATACCAAACAAACGGCCTTAGTAAGCTCTCTTACAAATGGAGATGCGTATGCGTATGCTCATTTAATTAAATTTGAAAGAGCAAATACTCTATCAAATGAAAACTTTGAAAGAAGGGAAAGAAGTGTAAACGATTATGTGTATATAACAGATAATCCTTATGAATTAGAGTACGATAGTGTAACTTACCTACCAAACAGTCTTTTGTCTGTAGGTAATACTAATGAGGCTATAAAAGCAAAAGCCTCCACTATGAAAATAACATTAGATGGCGCATATCTTGGAGTGCACTTTCAAAGTTTAAAAACAACCGTTGCTTATAACTCAGGCAATACAACCGGAACAGTTACAATAACTTCCCCAGGAGATAGTTGGGCAGAATCTGGTTTTTCTGTAAATGATATTATAAGTTTAACATATACAGAAAGCACTACTAAAACAGTAGATATAAGAATTACTGCAATATCTGATAATGGGTTACAAATATCTTTTGAGGCAGATTCTGCCTCAATACTAGGAACAGCAGGCTCTAGTAAAGTATTTAGTAATGTTACTATGTCCTCGGAACACTTAACCTCTTTACTAACCTCTAAACTTGCTGGATATGTAAACTACTTGAACAGAGATGTTACAATATACAGTGCTCATATCAATCCTGAAACAAGACAAATAATTGGAGAACCTTATATACTTTTTAAAGGTATTGTAACTAATGGTTCTGTAGATGAAAATGTTTCAAACTCAAAAATTACGTGGACTCTTACTAGTCATTGGGGAGACTTCCTACAAGTATCGGGTCGCTTAACGGATGATGCATCTCACCGAGGTTTGACAGCCGGTGGGCTAAGTGATACTACAGTTATTACTAGAGATGATTATTCAGAAGATTTAGGGTTTTTACACGCCAACTCTGCTTTTAATATTGCTGTTAAATATGATACTATTGAAAAATCTTATAAACAAGTCGATATAAATGGAGGCTGGTTCGGAGGTAAAAGACTACGAGAAGTAGAAACTATTAGAGAACAGACCAGTGTACTTGATTTTCATACTCAAGCAAAACACATACCGGTTGTTTATGGTGTAAGAAAAATAAAACCTATCCCTGTATTTGTAGATACAGACGACAGCACTTCCGCTTTAGTATATAAGGCAGAGGTTTTTTGTGAAGGAGAGATCGCAGGTGTTTTAGATATTTTACTAGACGAAACTCCGACTATATGTATTGATAAAATTGATTTTGATATTAGGAATACATCAGGTACTGGATATGATGCTGATGCGGTAGAAATAAGCTGTAACGGTAACAAGGCACGAGGAGATGTTCTTGAAAAAACTATAGGCGACGAGATGGAAACCGTAACCATTAAGGCCGGTGTAAAAAGGGTTGGTAAAAGTTACCGAAACGTATATAAAGATATTCAAGTACCTACAGGATTTCCTAATCAGTCAGGCGCAACAAATGGTGTGGAAGCTTCGTCATCAGCAACAGGCGTACAACATAGTGAATATATACACTGGAGGGAAGGCACCGAATTAGATGGTCAATTTCAATTAGGAAAACCAAATCAAACGGCAAGTGAACTACTTATACAAGGTACTGAAAACGGTTATAAAATAGGAAATCACTATTTTGACGGAACTAAGTGGGATTACTGGGGAGGTCACCACAGACTTTTAGATACGGCGTATGCAGCATTAAAGTTCAAACTTCCATTAGGTGAGTCACAAGTACCCAGACTTAATTACATCGTAAAAGGTAAACTCATAGACTGTCATAACTATGATGATAGCTATGGCCCGTCCAAAAATAGAGTAGATGATAATAATAATGTTATTACTACCTATACTCATACTGCTACTCAGGCGTATCGCTTCGAACCAGGCGATGTAGTAGATATTATGAATGGTAGTTCCGTACTTCACCAAAATGTGGTTATCACAGAGAGGTTTTTAGAGTATGAGCCACACTTTAAAGCAAACGTGTATCGCTTTAAGTTTGAGGGTAACCCAATTAGTTCCTCAACCCCTGATCAGTTCCAGATTAGAAGATCCGATGGAAGCGGCGGATATTATACCTACCACATGGAACTTAATAAAAAGACTCAGTTTGTAGGAACAGTTAGAGAAAAGCTCGGCTGTAGGCTAGAAGAAGATCAAAATGAGCATATAATTACAGGAGGTTTTTCCACCTATAGACCTACAAGTATTGTACTTGGTTGGAAATACAGTACAAGTACTAATGTTGAGCACTATTGGAAAGAGAGATCTCTTGGTAACGGTCAATATAGACATACACTATATTATGCTGGTGAAGAAGTATATAATAACATAGGTCTACAGGGCGAAGATGAATACACATCTAATGGAATAACATACCACAGAGGCACTCAACGCTATAATAGTGGTGGGGGTGAACTACGTTTCGATATTAGAAAAGAAAACACAATGGGAAGTGGATCAACTACTAGAGACTACGGAAAAGCAA